TACCATATTTAATAGTGTCCTATCCAGAGAAAAAAGAGTATATTTATGACCCAAGTTAAATTATTAGGAGAATTAGGAGATAAGTTTGGAAGCGAATGGGCTTCTAACAGTAAGTCTATGCGTGATATTCTTAAACTAATTGATTGTCAAGTTGAAGGTTTTAAAGAATATTTACAAGATTGTCACGAAAAGAATATTGGATTTACTATACAGAATGGTGAAGATTTTATTGAATATGATGATCTAATGCTTTGTCGTCCAGAAGATACCGTAATTATTTCTCCAGTACCAGCGGGTTCTGGAAAAGGACTTGGAAAGATACTTGCTGCAATAGCACTGATAGTTGTAATGATTTACAATCCTCAATTTTTTGTTAATGTTGCAGAGGGTGCTAAAATGGCAGAAGGAGCAACTCTTTTTTCAGCACTTGAAGCGGGAGCAACAATGAACGCTCTTGGTTATTTTACTATGAGTATTGGAGCGAACTTAGCTTTAATGGGATTGGTTGAAATGACAGCACCAGATGCAGGAGATAATACAAGTGATCCTTCATTTTTATTTAACGGAGCAGACAATAGTTTAGAACAAGGCAAACCAGTTCCATTACTTTATGGAAAAATGAAAATTGGAGGAGTACCAATTAGTCAACAATTTACTCCTAGTAGAATAAAAAATACTAATGGATATCTTCATTTATCAGGAGATAGTGATTACTTTGGTACCAGATATGTAGGTGCTAATGCTACCATTGGTGTAGGTTCAGGTACAGGCGGAAGCGCACCTGGAGAAACTGAAACAGGTACATCTAACCAAGAGGATTAATATGGCAAAATATACTAGTGAACCATTTGGAGTAAAAGGAAGAGTTGATCTAGCTAGACCAGAAAAAGATCAATTTGCAACAACTTATGATATTTTAAGTGAAGGGCCTATTGAAGGTTTAGCAAATGGTTTATCTTCTATTTTTATTAATGATGTTCCTCTAATTCAAGAACAAGCAGAAAACATACTCAAACCACGAAGATTTAAAGCAAATGTAACACAAGGAAGTAATACTGTTACTCACGCACAAATTGGAGAACTGGATAATCTTAGTTTTCAAAATAAGACAGGACTAAGTTTAGGAATTAGAAAAATAGCAATAGAAAGAGCAGGAGCAAAAGGAACAGGAATAGCTTCTGCTACAGCAGAAACTTTTGTAATAACAACAAGCACTGGGTATTTTACCTCAACAATGCTTCAAGAATGTAGACAAAGACGAGTTCCTATTTATGTAAGATTAGCAGGTGCAGGTGCAAATGGAAGAGAATTAAGAGCAAGAATTACAAAGGTTACTAGTTCAACTCAAGCAACTATTGATCAACCTATTGCTACAACTGTTTCAAACGCTGATATAGTTTTTGATTATTTTGGCACTATAACCGCTATTAGTGGTAATGATGCTACTGTATCAGGTGCTGGATTTTCACAGGCAATTACTAGTGCAAATATACAAGTTTCTAGTCCACACCAGGCTTTGGGTACAGTTGATATAAATTTATCTAGTCTTTTTAATTTTAAAGATGTAGAAGTAGGTTTTAGAACAGGTCAATTTAATTCACCATTATTACCTCCTAGTGATAGTGAAGGAACTTCAACACTATTTACTCCAAATATAAAATTAGAACAAGCAAATTTAAGAGATGTTATAGGAACAACAGGAAACTTAGTAGCAGACTATAATAATGAATTAGAAGAGCCTTCTCAACCAGAAGGTACATCAGCAGATACAGTTCTTACAGCTGCGGCAATGGGAGTTACCTCACCTAGTGAAGTTGATGAAGTTCATATAACTTTTGCTTTTCCACAAAATCATGCTATAAAAAGTAATGGTACAAAAGGCCCATCAATGGTGGAACATCAAATCTTTTTTGAATATAGTACAGACAATGGAAGTTCTTTTACTTCTGAACTTGCTTTTGGTCCAAGTAATGATGATATTCTAACTCGTACAACTGGTAGAGATGGTAGGCATGTAAACCACCCAATACAGGGTTCAGTTAATCTTCCTAACAATGGATATGTAAAACCAACCGAAACACAATTTACTAGTTTTATCGAAGAATTTAAAATAGATACACAAGAGTTTCAACCTTTTGACACTTACAGAATCAGAGTAAGAAGAATTACTGACAATAATTTTAAAGACAAATCATTTCAACACACAAATCCTAGTACTATACAATCAGTAGAAAATATTATAAAAGATAAATTATATTATCCTTATACTTCTTATGCAAAAGTAGCTTTCAATGCAAAAGACTTTGATAGTAATATTCCAGTTCGAAGCTACTTGCTAAAAGGAAGAAAAGTTAAAGTTCCCACAAATTATTTTACAAGAGATGAAAATGGTGGAGCAGCTACTTACACAAGAAATGTTTCTACAGGAGCCTCAGAAAGTGCTTATCAATCATGGGACGGCAATTTTAGAGGAGATCATACTACATTCAACGAGTCATCAGTAAACTTTGAAGAAGTTTACACCGATAATCCTGTTTGGGTATTTTATGACTTATTAACAAATACAAACTACGGACTAGGTCAATTTATTGACGCAGATCAAATTGACAAATATGAATTATTTAGATTAGCAAAATTCTGTGATGAAGAAGTCCCTGATGGTGAAGGCGGTACAGAACCTCGATTTACTTGTAATGTTTATATCACTAAATCAACTGAAGCAACAAACTTACTAAAACAATTCGCATCTATTTTTAGAGGAATGGCAATATGGATGGACGGACAGGTTACTGCTATTTCTGATAGACCTCAAAAACCAATATATACTTTTACAAAAGCAAATGTAAAAGATGGAGCATTTTCATACGAAGGTACAGGAGAAAAAACAAAAGTAAATCAAATAAAAGTTACTTGGAATGATCCTACTGATAATTATAGACAAGCGGCAGAATACGTAGAAGATACACAAGCTCTTATATCTAGTGCTACAGGTAAATCCCCTCGATTAATAAGAAAAGATATACTCGCATTTGGTACTACATCAAGAGGACAAGCACATAGATTAGGTAAGTGGAAACTATTAAGTGAACAAACAGAAAATGAAACAGCAAGTTTTATTACTGGACCAAATGCAATAGGTTTAAAACCTGGAGACGTAATTGCAATTCAAGATGCAGACAGAGACAGAGCAAGTTATTCAGGTCGAGTATCAAACTATAATCCAGAAGCAGGACTAACACTCGATGCAACTTTTGATTTAATAAACGGTGGCGCTATACAAATAGGCGGAGGTAGTAATGATACATATCCAGGCGGTTACTTTTATACAGCATCACAAGAAAGCGATAAAATATTATTTGCTGGTGAAGTAACTTTACCTTCAAGTTTTTCACAAGCTGCAGTCTTATGGGAACACGGAGGAACTGGAGTAGGTTCTTGGCTTGGTGTTCGTCAAGTAAGTGGAGTTTATAACCTTACACTTAGAAGTGGAGAAGGAAGTTCAGGCACTGCAGCAACTTCAGCAGACGGCATTGTTACAAATGTTCCCATCGCAGATATTCCAGAGTTTGATGACGGAGTTCACACAATCTGCTGGGCATTTAGACCAGACGCAACTCCAGGTACACACAAGCTATGGATAGACGGAAAATTATATATAAATGATGAGACAAGCAGTGCTGCAATGGAGAACAATGAATGGTCAGGTGGTGGTCATGGTGGTTGGTTAAGAGCTACAGATGCTACATCAGGAAATCTATCAACAAATGCATGGCCAACAACAGAAGGAGCTTCAGGACTTCGTCATTATTTCGGAGAAGATGCGGGGGCAGGTACAACAGGTCAAACTACAACTCAAGTTGTATTAGATAGAAATGTTACAATTCCAGCATATAGTTCATCATTCCCACCTCAATTACTACTTATATATCCAGAGGGTGGAGCATACTTAAATCAAGACAGCGCAACAATTAGTAGTGTTAATTATTCAAAAGGTGACTTAATTCCTACTGTAACTTCTTCTACTGCAGCAGCAAACTTAGTAGATGATTCAAATAACTCTGTAGATGTATATTGGTCAGAAAACGCAAGAATAGAATCAAAAACCATATCAAATCCAGGAACAAGTGGGGGAACTACAAATACTTTAACACTATCAAGTGCATTTACTGCAATTCCAAGTCCAGAAGTAATGTGGAGTTTAAGAATATTTAACACTGATGGAACAGAGGCAACAGGTACGGTAAAAGAGTACAAGATAATAAGTGTTAAAGAAGCAGAGAATCAAGAGTTTGAAATAGTAGCGGGTGAATATAATGTAAATAAATTTGATCTAATAGAAAGAGGTTATGTAATTGATCCTCGACCAAACGATAGTTTTCCTAATCCAGAAGATGAAATTCCAGCACCTGCACATATTACATCTAAACTAAGTCCTTCTGAAAGCGCAGGAGCAGAAACAACAGACAGTAGTTTCAATGTTGGACACGATGTCACTATTGATTGGGATTACCCAGAAAATAGTGATGGAACAAGATATGGATTTGTTAGTGGTTTTGAAGTAACACACGATTTCAGAGGTAAACAAATAACTCAAAGAGTAGGAGTTCAAGATCAAGGTTTTACAATACAAAATATAACAGGTGGAACTTATAATGTAGAGATACGAACAATATCAAGCATAAATACTTTCTCTTTACCTATAAGAAGAACTATACAATTTGCTTCACAGCATTTTACAACTCCAACAGCACCAATTAAACAAGGAAAACTACCAAAAGGTGGACTTATAACTGCACCTTTAAGTATAGACGCATCTACTGGTAATGCTTCAGTCACTGCCAAATCTTCTTCAGGCGGAAGTTTTAACTTTACAAATGCAAATGGCGAAGTAAAAACTATTGATTCAACTGACACAGCTATGTACAATACTTCAACTACTCTAGCTGCAGGAAACCAAGGAGACGGAACTTATCAGCTTTTAGTTGATGATAGTGCTACTGCTCTAAAATATGTAAATGAGAGAACAGATACATCAGCAAGTCCTTCATTTAGTTATTTTAAACTTGCAGGATCAAGTACAGGACTTACAACTAGAACAGGTACAATTACTGTAGAAAGAGGATCAAATAAAATTACAGGTACTAATACTACTTTCTCAACTCATTATGAGCCAGGTGATACATTTCATATTGACAATGGATCAAGCACTACACGAACAACAGGTGCTTCTTCTTCAAACTCTACAACAGTAACTTTATCATCATCAAACTCAGATATAAAAGTAGGACAAACAGTTACAGGAACTTTCTTTGGTACTGATGAAGCAACATACACTAATTTAGGTGGAAGTACTGTAAAAACATCAGCAGGAGAAGTATTTGTTACTGCTATAAGTGGAACAACTTTAACTGTATCAACACCAATTACAGTAGCAAACGGAGTTACTCTAACATTTACTCCAAGAACTGTATATGGAACAGTTTCCGAAGTTGTATCAAATACTTTAATGTTTCTTGATGAAGCAGTTGAAAGAAAATATGAAGGAGCAGTCCATAAAGAACTAGAATTTAAACCTGATAATATTAAAGACACAATTATTGCAGATGTAAAACGAACAACAGTATTAGGTAATACTACTTTCTCACTATTAAATGAGCATGTAGACTATCCAGTTGCAGAAGAATCTCTAACTTTTGATAGATTAGTCCCAGATATATTTGCAAGTGGTTTAGATGTAGGCACTTTCACATCAACAGGAACAACTTCTTTAAATTTAAAAGCAGAAGCACAACATGATACAAAATTAGGATTATTTGAAGATAATGCTAATTATGGTTTTAGTCTAAATTATGATGGTGGTTTAAATGACTTTATTATAAGAAGGCATGACAACTCAGCAAGTGGTGTAGATGTACTAACATTAAACAGAGAAGATAATAATGCCACTTTTGCAGGTGCTATTACTGCTTCAGGTAATATAACAACAACAGGAGATGTGATCGCATTCTCATCTTCAGACGAAAGACTAAAAACAAATCTTATAAAAATAGATAGCGCACTTAATAAAGTAACTCAGATTAGTGGTTATCACTTTGAGTGGAAAGACATGGACGAAGCGCCACATCAAGGAAAAGATATCGGAGTTATTGCTCAAGAGATAGAAAAAGTTTTACCAGAAATAGTATCAGAAAGAGACACAGGATATAAGGCAGTAAACTACCAGAAGTTGACAGCATTACTTATAGAAGCAGTGAAAGAATTAAAAGAGGAGATAGACGAACTCAAAGGAAATAAATAAAGCTACCTTCGAAAAATAAACCTTGACAGATGGTGTAATTTTTAGTATAATAGTAGCAAGAATAGGAGAAATTTATGGCAGCAGGTATATATGACATCGTAATAGATCAAGGAGCAGACTTTTCAATTCAACTTGAACTAGCGAATAATGGAAGTGCAGTAAACTTAACAGGTTTCACTGCAAGGGCACAGCTGCGTGCAACTCCTACGTCAAGTGAATTAGCAGGAAGTTTTACTATCAACTTTACAGACAGAGCAAATGGTATATTAAAAATGGAGATGACAAATTCCACAACAGCGGGGCTTCCACCAGGAAAATATTACTATGACCTAGAAAGTGTCTCAGGCGGAGGTGTTGTTACACGACTATTACAAGGTGTAGCAAGAGTAACTCCAAACGTAACTAGATAATGAGTTTAAGCGGAACAACAATAACAATTACCCCAATTGAACCAACAGATTCAATTACAGTAACACCAAACAATACAACAGTAACTGCTACAAGCAATACTACTACTATTACACTATCAAGTTCTATTCCGAGTTTTGGAGCAGTAGACGCTACTTCTGTTTCATTAGGAACAATGACAGGAACATTACAAGGAACAGCAAATGTAGAACTAGCATTACAAAAATTAGCAGATCAACATTTCAAAGGAACAGATGCGCCTACAGTAGGCACAACAAATTTAGAAGAAGGAGATTTCTTTTACGACACTGATGATAATCAGTTAAAAGTGTACAGAGAAACGTCTCCGGGAACATTAGAATTCGTACCCCTTGCTTCAGCAACCG